GTAGCCGCTTGTGCTAAAAAAACAGCCTGGTTACGAGATCCACGCCTACTATTGCATCGACTACAGCAGGCAACCATATTATTCGGATCGTATGCCTCAGCCTCAGTTGATCTAGATATTGGGATTATGTGATCGACTGTATGAGCTGGTTGGTTGCAGTAGTAACAGGTGTACTGATCCCTTGCTAAGACTGTAAGCCTGATCGCCTTGTACTTACGTTGGCTGCGTGGATCGCCTCGCTTAGCCATTAGTAATGTCCGGTCTTTAGATGAAACGCCAACGCCTTGCATGGTGTGCCATAACGTTTAGCAATATAGATAAGGCCTGCATCTATTTGCTTATAAGGGTCTTTTGTCTTTAGCTTTAATAGCTGTGGTATTCCATACGCTGTACTGTGTTTGTTATCAGCTAATGGATTCCATCGTGACTCTAAATGCCAAAGCTTCTCTAAGCATAGGTATTGCCTACTGTTAGTTAGTTTTATATGACTATAGAGTTTATATTTTTCTTTCTCTATATCATTATTATTAATAGCATAAGCATTATTAATAGATGCTATTACAAGACTAGATGGTAGCACATACCACCAAATCCATTTCAATTTACGCGAGGTTTTGGGCGTGTCGCTACTCATCGCACTCATGCTTTTCATCTGGGTTAAAGTCGCAAAAGTAGCAACCTGCGTTTTGTCCACAGGTTTTGCACATGTACTTAAACTGGATGCTATCGCAACATAAGTTATACACACCGTTATCCAGAACTGTGTAAAACTTCTCGCCCAGCTGTTTAGTCATCGTTACCATCCGCTTCTACTTGATCCATAAGATCCTCAAAGGCAGCTAAGACTGCTTGCGGTGTTGTATGTATTTTACTGAAACTAGCAATACGTTCGGCTATTGCCCAATCATCAGGGTTAATCATTATCGCCCCTAATCGTGGCAACGATACGTTCGACTAACGCACCTTCAGCCAGGTTGTCGCATGTCTTGCATACATGTAAAGGCATGTACTTGTTCTCGATCTCTTTAGCTAATAATTCCCTTAGATCCTGCAATATCGTACGCATCTCTGTATTACTCATTTGTCCTTACCCCATCCAGTTCCCTTAAATATGATCGATGGCGCGCTAAATACGCGCATCATTGGGTAGCTGCAGCACAATGGGCTGCTATCGCCGTGTGTATTTACCGGGTGATTCATCTCTAGTTCTGCACCGCATTGATCGCAGCGATATAAGTAACTAGGCATTTTGCACCGAATTAGGCATAACTGTGTATGCACTCATGCAGTTTTCGCACTTGATTATGATGATAGGGATAATGCCATTAACCAGGTGAACCGACAGGCTCATCTCTTTGTAATCCTCGCAGTTACAGCTGATCTTTAGTTCATTAATCATTTAACATGTCCTCATCTTTAGCGCGTTCACTATTGAGTAGCATCTCTATGCCCATAACGCCACAGCCTAAGCATTGAACGCAAACTACGTTAGGCGGTAGGTTAATGAATTCATCTACGATTTTATGAGTCTGCATACCGCTACCGATCTTGGCGCAGACACGGCAATTAATCCTGAGTAGTGCCATAGATCGACTTCCTTAATGTATCCATCTCGAATAACTCACGTTGAGAAACCCAGAAATTGCCATCTGCAGGGTTGTAATACTTAGCCTTTTTAGCCCATAGCACGGGCATCCAGCCGATGATCTGATAAACGGGTGATTTATTACAGACCAAGATCGCCACATCGTTTAGGCGTGGGTAATCCTTATGGATGATTAGATGGCCGTTAATGTACTTAGTCCACTTAACCTCAAACCCTAGATTGCCTAGCGTTATATCGGCTTCATCGTGGAAAGTATTTACAGTAGGTATGAAATTACGGATACCCATGTACTGCGCGACTGCAATCTCTGCGCCAGCAGCTTCACTATGCTCAGCTACGAACTCATGAAAATTGATCTTAGTGTTATAGCGGCCAGCGTGATCAGGTGTATTAGCCTTCTCGCCTGTACTACGGGCAAACCCACTAGCTGCTGCCTGTAACTCCTGCGATCGATCTAATATAACTTGGACGATCTGCGCCATCTCAGTTATAGCCATATTGGTTTGCATTGATCGCTGCGTGACTTACTGCTACAGGTATAGCCCCGGTATTTTTGCCCCGTTTTCGGACTCACGCCTTCCTTGTAAACCATCCTCCCGTGGCTGCAAATCGGCGCAGCATCTACAATCTCACCGCCTAATTGCGCTTTAATGTCTGCGATAGTCTCCGCAGCTGGGCGCACACTACCCACGCCATCAACCTTTACTGCAGGTGTAGCAGTAGCCCATAGATCAACCTCAACCATAGGCTGAGCCTGTAATCGTTCTACCTTCTCCATATCCTGCCGTGTAGGCCGTGCATCGCTTGGCATTAGTAAACCGATGGCTCGACCGATTGCGCTGGTGCTGCAATTCTCGATCCAAAAATCTCTGTTTACGCCTCGATCAGTACGCAGCTCATAGGCATAGTCCACAGCTGCCGGTACTACATCCTCATGCTCACGGAATACGCTGGCACGGATAATGACGTAGCCATCTTTGACATTTAACTCAACGATCTCAGTAATAATCCTGCCTGAGATATGGGTTTCTCTAAACCGCTTAATGCGGCTATTCACATCCTCATAGTTATCCAGGTTAAAAGTCATGAGTTTTTAACGATCTCTTTAGCTGTGTTAAATGCAGCTCTTAAACCTGCAGCGCGGCCACGATTAAAGCCATCTTTAACGCCTTCTTTGTAACCAACAGACCAACCTACTACGAACCAACCGATATTAGTAAGAATTACTAACGCTACTACCTTTTCTATATCCATTTACTTCGCCCTTGTTTGGGTTAAGCCGTGCTACACCGAATTAGGTAGCCCTGCCTAACGTGTAAATGAAGGGTAAAGCCTAGGTATGACAGCGGTCAATAACCGACACGCCTATCGCTGCAATAACATCTCGTAAATGCTATCGACCTTAGCCTCTATGCGATCAACACGGCCGCGTAGGTTATGGCCACCGTTGCCATCCTGGCGTAATTCGCTTAGGTAATACTTAACTAGATGGCGTACCAGCCCAGCCGCAAACCCCATAAGTGTGCAGATACCTATGGCTATTGCTATAAGCGACTGGGCGGCCGTCATTTACTTTATTCCAAAAGTCTTATCGCTGTGGTTAAGTCCACGCAATAATGGCCCGATTAGGCCAGCGATAAAAGAATTAGCCAGGATCTTAGGATCAGTAACCCCAGACATGTAAAGCGCAGCTGCGCAAGTTCCAGCATGGCGTAAATAGGACAGGCCAGCAGCTAGTAATTGATCTTTCATGGTTGTACTCCTAAATGCCCTTATTGTTTATAGGTACTGCAGCCCTAATTTTTGTATTAGTTTTGCCGTCTTTACGGGATCTTGTGCAATCTCCCAATGCATCTCGTCTTTGCGTGTCCAGTTGCCGCCCCAGTTAAGGCCGTATTTCTTAGTCAAAGCCTGGATCATTGGTACTTTTTCAGCTGGGAACGTGCCAGCCTTGCCTAACGGGTGCTTAGTCGCGTTTAGATCGATAGCAGTACCCGATGCGTGGTTACTTAACTTGCCCGGTACGCCTCTAACATCTCTGTACGCGTAGCCCCAATCGTCTAACGTACCGCCATCGATCGGCTCGATCAGTTCATGAAATTGCTCAGCAAAGGCAACCAGTAAAGGTGCAGCAAAATATGCGCAACGCAGCTTAATCTTTGTACCCTTAATTGGGTAAGACTTGATACGGATCGACTCAACCTCTTTAGAGGCTGGCCAGCCGTTATAACTGATTGCACTCATGAAAGTAGCAGGGCTGCCTCATCGGCTGTTATGCCTAACTTAACCAATACAGCAGCTTTGTTAGCTGCTTTGGCAGTTGCATCGGCTTGCGATTTGGCAAGTTCATCAAGCATTATTTCGTAATCTGCTAATTCAGCTGCGTTCATTGGGCGCACTTCCTCATCGCCAGTTACAGCATCTACGATCATGATCTTGTTAGTAGTCATATTAGTTTCCATATCCATAAATAGCGTAAGTACCTGTGGTTGCAGCTGTAAAAGTCAAGGTTAGTCCATCGTATGACGTAGCAGGATTATGCCAAGCACCGCCATAACCTTGTTTATTAGAACTATATTCATTAACCATTTGCCAACTCATAAAGGTCTTTAGAGCTTCATTAGGTGAAAAAACATCTAAACTCAAACATGAACTAGAATCTGCCAAAATGCTAAAAGATGCAGCATTACTACTTACTATATAATCGTAAGCACCAGTGCCTAGTAGCGTGAATCCTTGCCAAGAATAATAATTAACACTTGAATCAGTTCCGCCTACACGCAACTTCATAGTTGTATTTGTGCTTGTGCCTGCTGTCTGGCGTAGTAAAATCTTGTAATTTTTGTAAGTGCTGCTAAAACAATTGTTAACATTTACTGATGTGGCTGCTGAAATTGTTCCAGATGTAATTTTGGTAAACCCTGGTGTGCCACCGACCGCAGTCCACGCAGAACCTGAATAAGATTGAACGGCATCTGTGTCTTTTAAGTAACACATATTGCCTTCTTGTGGGCTAGTTACAGCTGCATCACGGGCTGCCGCACTTGCGAACACCCATACGCCTTGCATTAAATAGCCGTTTGTATCAGCTGCCGTAAGTACGTCACCCGTTACAAAGGTTTTAAAACCTGATCCTGCTCCCATTTTCTATCTCCTTAGTAACTTAATACAGACGTATCAAGTACGCCATATTCGGTTGAGTTTAATATAAACCCGTCAATAACAGGTTCAAGTGTAGTAAAGGTCGTGCGCCATTTATTCGGGGTAACGTTATGTGCCACGCCGAATACTTGCAGGGTCTTTGTAAGGGTAGATGCACCTGGCTGGTTTGTCGTAATCGTCACAGGATCAAAGAAATCAAGATCAAGCGCAGCTAATATGCCATTGGCATAGTTATCGGTGTATAGGTCTAACTCGATTGCATCGCATCGAACGCTAGTTTCGGCACGGCTGGCAACGTAGGCACGGGCATAATCCAGCGCGACCGCATCGGTCTGCATTAGTAAATTCTGGATATTGTAAGTATGGGCAAAATACTTCTCGACACTAGCTGCGTTAGTAGCGTTCTGGACTGTGCCACCTGTGCGGCTCACGTTCGCCTGATTAAATATAAGGGTGTCATCTAAACGCCAGACTGCATTGGCATAGGCAATATCTGTGCCGTTATCGTTAAACACGGTAGGCGTACCTGCGATACTGGCGGTAGTAACGTTACGATCTTGAAATACGAAAGATCCCGATGCATCAACGTAAAACGCGCCGTACTCACTATTTGTAACGGTTTGTAATGCAGCTAGTGAAGTACGAGGATTACCCGGATCGTTCTGCAGTTGCGTTAGGCCAGAATCTACGTCACGCATGGATTCTGGCCATGAGATCATGTCTAAGATTTGGTTAATTCTTGTACCGCTTAGATCGCCAGCAGTTGCACCTGTAACGGTACTGATTTGAGCATTTTGCGCTAATCGCTGAGCATCTACGGCTTGAATAGTTGTATAGGCGACATCTGTAGCGTTACGCGGCTCAGTAGTTGTATAACTTGTAATAAAGCCTGAAAACATTGGATAGGTGACACCGCTATAGGTAGCCGAAATAGATACCTTACGCATTGGATCAAGTAGGCCAAAATAGGGGCTGCTCGGGTTTTGAGGATTGAACGCGCCTGACTCATCTACGATGCGCAGGGTTAGCGTACCTGTTTGAAATTCATCTACCTGTGGGTTACGGCCGCGCTTAATGCTTACGCTATCTACTACGTTACTCACATCTACGATAACCGCAGCTGAGTCTGCCAATACGTTAGTACCAAGTATGCCTTCGCCAATAATAAAAGCCTGGGCAAAACTAGGGCCAGTAGAAAAGTTAATAACCGCGTTAATCGTAGGGACTGTCATATAGTTAAAAACCCTGCTGGTGTTCGATTGTAGCCAGTGCGTTCAGCTGCTAAAAGTGCATTATTTACAGCATCTACGAACTCATCCTGCATAATTACTGAGCCAGTATTATTTACAATAATAGTAGGGGCATTACTGTAGCCAGCATCAAAGTTGCGATCTCTACTTTGACCAGGATTAAAATTTACTCCAGCAACAGGGTCATTATTGGTAACAGCCTGTGCTAAGAAATCTACAACAGCTTGTGACTCTGATACAGATGCAGCGGCAGCTTCAGCGGCAGCTGCGGCATCGGCAGCAACATTTTCTACCTTTTCTAGAATAGCCTCAATGGTGTCATCCTCTGCAAAAATGCTTTCAATGACATCCTCAACGGCTGCGCCGCCACCACCTGCACCGCCACCTGCACCGCCAGTGCCAGCACCGCCGCCACCGCCGCCTCGACCTAAATCATAATTGCGATCTTTATTTTGATCAGGATTAAAAGTAACTCCCGGAATCATTAACATGCCGCCCTTTAGCCTGTTCAATTCATTGTAAGCGGAAAGTAAACTGCCTGCCCATGTAGAAAATGGGTCTTTAGTTTGACTAATGGCTAAAAGATCGGCGGCAATTTTGGCATTTATCTTTTGAATATCCTCTAGTTTTTTGGCTAGTGCCTCGGCTTTATTAGCATCTTCATCTGCAATAGCCTGCATAAGCAGTAGGCGAATCTTTTCTTCCTCGCTTATCTTGCCCTTTAGGGCAGCGGCTATCTGGATCTTTTGCAGATCGAATACGGCAGCAGCTTTATCAAGTTTTGCTTTATTAGCAGCTGCTAGTTTATCGGCTCTAATCTTTGCATTAGCGGCCGCTTTTTCTGCTGCAATTTTAGCCGCAGCGGCTTTTTTAGCAGCATCTGCCGCTAGTTTGTCTGCCCGTTGAGTATCCTGGCTAGAAATAGTCATCGGGGTAGTAAATCTTGTACCCATCTTTGTAGCCAACGCACTAGCTTTTTCAGCATCAGAAAGAAAAAAGCCAGTACCTAATAACTCTTTAGATACTGCAATAAACCTAGAAAAATCTACAGTGGCATTTGCAATCGACTCAGCAATTTTATCAATGGCAGATACGGTTCCATCAACATTTTGATTATTGCTTAAAGTACCTAAAGCATCTACTAAACCTTTGCCAATAGTTTCTTTAGCATTATTGGCTGCTACCTGTAACTTGTTTAATGATCCTTGGTAAGTTCCAGCAGCAGTAGTAGCTTGGCCAGCAAATAATAAATTGAGTTTTTTCTGGATATCCTCAAAATTACCTGTGGCTAACTCGGCTTTAGATATACCTACGCCTAAACGGCCAATGGCGGCAGTCTGCCCCAGGTAAGCCTT